GGACACCTCCGGATGGGAGCCGAAGTGACGCCCCACGAGTGGAAGCCGGTAGACGGTGACCTGAGCCTGTTCGGGATAGAGCTCGTCAAGAGCGAACCCGGAGGGATCGTGACGGTCGAGCCAGAAGAAGAAAGGCGAGGGTGGCACTGTCACCGCTGCGGCAGGTCGATGACCACGGCCGCGTTCGGAAGGGTTCCGGGACGGAAAGACATTATGATCCGGTCCAGGGTCGAGGATACGCTCATGGGCTCAAGCGTAGGTTCCAGCTTCACCCGGGAGATAACCGGATGGGAGACCCTGGAACAGGGGATGAAGAGACAGAAGATGGACCCGGACTGTGACGCAGCGGTCGTCGAAGACGTCACGGAGTCATAGAGGCGGACTCGAGGCGCCGGAAGCGCCTCCGGAGGTTCTTGAGGAACCGGGGACGGTCCTTAGTCTCATGCTCCCAGTAGGACCACACGGTCCAGCTGTCGGCCCTGAGGGCTTTCCTTGAGGAGCGGTCCCTGCGCGCGTTCCCGTCGATCTTCTTTCTCCAGAACTCGCGGTTGTCGGAAGGAAGCTTGAAATGACTCGGGCATCCGTGCCAGAAACAACCGTCGACAAACACTGCGAGCCGGAGGCGACGGACGACGGCGTCGGGGCTACCGGGAAGGGACCTGACGTTGCACGAGTACGTGACGCCGCAGGAACGGAGTGCGGAGCGGAGCGCGAGCTCGGGCTTCGTACCTGAGCTCTTGATCCTGGACATTATCCGGGATCGCTTCTTTTTCGAGAAGACGTCCAAGGAAAGACCATACCTGTAGGCGCGGTCTGGCTCCTATGAAGAGCACCAGAATGGAGACAACCAAAATAATCGTGGACGGCAAAGCCTGCATGATCGCACATTCCTTCAGAGAGGATCGAGCCGTAGTGAACTATGACGGACTCTTCGTACTGGTCGACCTCGGTCAAGACGGGACGTGGTCAATGTCCGGAGAGCCGGCGCGAGACGAGGAAAAGGCGGTGATGAAGACCCTGACGGACCCGACGGAGGGGAAGGTGGTCGTCACGGTCACGAAGGACGTCTGATCAGGAGAGGTGAACGGAGGCGGTCAGGCACTCCTCGTCGGAGTGAACGTGGGCGACGTCCACGTGGGTGAACTTACACTTCTCGCAGAAGAACCCGAGCTGCTCGACGCTCAGGGCCTTGCGCGAGATGGAGGCATAGTCGAGCCTCCTACGGATAGGGTCTATCATCGATCTACCTATCATCGCGCGGCCTTCCGGGAAGTCAAGGGCCTTCTTTATGAGAGCGGCACGAAGGGCGTCGTTTATGAGGGACGGCTTCTTGATCGTCATGATTCCATGATCTCAAAGACGACGTGACTCGGGTCGTCCGCGACGTCGGCGCGGTGGACGTCCGCCCCAGCCCGGTCACGGAACTTGAGGCCGCACGCGCCGCACGAGAGGAGCCCTACGACCATGCTCGCCGCAAGCTTCTTCCGTCCGAAGGGTGACGACAGGAGGTCAGCGACGACGTCTTCCCTGGACGTCATGACTCCATGACCTCGAGGACAGCATGACCGTAGTCGGGTGAAGACCGGACGTGCTCCATGAAGGCAGATCCGAAGAAGTCCTTCCCGCAGACCGGGCACTTCCTCTGAGCCACCGTGCGACGCTTGACGTCCGACAGGAGGACCTTGGGGTTCGAGGCGAGCTCGAACTCAGGGACGACTACGCGACGGACGGGGAACACAGCCAACCGTACATCAGCGGCGTTTGGCCGGGACGGTCGCGGTCTCGTCCCGGACGCGGGCGGCCGAAGCTCTTGCCTCCACGACCTCGTCGCTCTTGTAGAACTTCCTGAAGTCCCTGATCGGATCGTCCGTGGTGCCGGTGGCGGAAATCGACGGGTCGGACTTGAGGACGAATCCGTACTTCCATTCCATCTCGTCGATGGTGACGGTGGCGGAGTAGACGCCGGAGACGTCGACGAGGAGAGACGGAATTCCGTCGTCTGTTGAGAGCTTCACCTTCCAGCCTTTCGATCTCATCTTCGATTCAACAGGCTCGAGCCAAGAGTTGGACGAAGCTGCATATCTTGGAGATGCTGAAGGGATGGAGGCCAGGATCCTGCGAACGAGGTTCAGGGAGCCGAGGGACGCGGCGGTCCTGAGGGCCGAGGAGAAGGCTCGAGGGCTCGACGACATCTTTTTGAAGTATTCGGAGCCACCAGGAAAACCTTCGCCGAGAAAGTCAGCTATGGAACGCGCTGGGTCGTCGGTCAAGAAAGAGTCGGAGTCCGAAGGATCGTCGACGGCGGATATAGATACCTTGTAGGTGACGTCCGACGGGAGAATTTCGGCCTTGAAAGAAGCCGTCTCTCCATGGAACGCACCATCAGTCCATTCGGAGGTTCTCCATACATCACCACCGAAATAGCCCTCGAGCTCTCCGGGGCTCGTAATCTTAGCAAACCTCATGACAACGAGGCCCACAAACGGTCTACGCCGATATCACCAAATTATGGGCGACCCGTGAAGGACAGTTCCGTGTACAGGGCAGTGAATATGAGATCCGGGCGGTATGTAGAGAAGCAGTGGACGTCCATCGCAGATACATCGCGGGTCAGGGAGGTACGGAACGAAATCACGCACCTTGCAACCAGGATGACCGCAAGGAGAAGGCGAGTCGTACCGAAGGTTTGTAGGAGGGTCGTACCGAAGGTTTGTAGGAGGGTCGTACCAAAGAGGGATTGGCTGAACTTGAGGGAACCACCAAGTCGTGTTGACAGGATGCATCATTCGAACATCACCTCTGCAACCCCGAGGCGGTCCAGGACCTCCCACTCGGTGTCGCCAAAAAAGCAGAGAGTTACAAACTTGCTTTCCATGTCGACCCACTCCATTGTGTAGACATTCCGTCCTCCAGCATTTGTTAGTTCCTTTCACCACTTCCCATCCCGAACCTCACGGACGACACGAAGCACGGCGGAATCCGGGGCCTCCTTCAGTTCTCTCAGAAGTGAGGAGAACAGTCTCGGGCGCCTCATGATTACTTCTTTCAAATCCTCAGACACACGGCCGGCCATGGCCAGAAGGACGTCGGGATCTTCTCCTAGAACTTCAGCAAGAAGCCGGACAGCCTTCTCCGAAGGGGGCTTAGCGGAGTCAGACTCGAGCTGGCTCAGATAGGACGCTGTAAGGCCGACGGCCTTGGCCAGACCCCTGAGGGAGAGCTTCGGATCTCTCGACTCCCTCAAGGACTTCAGATGTTTGCCAAACGTCATGTTTAAACTATTTAACACATGACTCGACCAGTGTCAAGATCCGTGAATTTGCTCGGCGCACAGATACCCGCACGTCCGAAGCCCGAGGAGGCCACCACGCAGCCTGTGAGGCGGTATTAGATGGAGTTGCCGACCTCCGCCCTTTTTGGGACGGCCCATTATGAAGTCGTGGACGATCTTCGGCTCGAGCCAGACAAGAAGACGTCGGCCGTCGAACAACGCGAAAGCATTGCACTTACAACATCGAATCCACGGATTCCCGCTGCGTTCAATCCACCAAGGACCATATCCACCTCGTGACCAAGAATGCCCGAGGTGCTTCGTCCAGACCGTGACGAGTCTGAGAAATTGGCGAGCCTTCATTCAATAAGTACACCTGGGTTCGGAAACCGGAGATCCATTCAGTCCATGTGTATTCTCTATCCCCCCAAAGGAGGACCGGATGGACAAAACCAAACTGATCGTTACTCAAGCCAGCAGAGGGAAGATCATCACGCCGTCGGGCTTCAAGAATTACGACTGGGCCCTAAACACCTACGTCGGATGCCAGTTCGGATGCAACTACTGCTACGTCAGGTTCTTCGTCAAAGACGCGAAGAGCGAGTGGGGCGACTTCGTCCGCACTCGAGACCACGTCGTCGATCGCCTCCCGAAAGAGCTCCCTCAGACAGCCGGGGAGCGGCTCGTGCTCGGGACGATGACCGATCCGTACCAGCCGCAGGAGCGAAAGTCCCGACTCACAAGACTCGCGCTCGAGGCGATACGTGACGCACCGTCCGGACCGAGCAAGGTCGGGATTTTCACGCGGTCCCCGATAGTGCTCGACGACGCGGAGCTGATAGCCGGCCTACCTAGGGCCAGAGTACATCTCAGCGTCACGCCGTTCCCGAAAGACCTGATGACGAAGTTGGAGCGAATCCCAGTCCAGACCGCGGCCCGGTTCCGCACGGTCGCGGCCCTGAAGAAAGCCGGGATCAGGGTCCATGTCAACGTCGCGCCGGCGATCCCTCACCTCTCGGACTCCATGACCGAGGAGTACTGCGAAGAAATCGCCCGATCCGGCGCGGACGAGTTCTTCGTGGACCCGATGCAGGCATATTCCGACTCGTACGAATCCCTGCGAACGGCAATGGTCGGCGACCCCCTCTGGCCGAAGGTCGACGCTACGATGTCGGATCCGGAGGCCTTCGCACGCTGGAAGAAGGGATACCGCCAGTCGTGGCGCAAGGCCTGGAGGAAGGCCGGAGCCCCGGTGGGGACGCTCGCAATATGGTGCGACCACGTCCACCACGTCTGGGAGGAGCTCCTGACGGGCAAGAAGCTCGACCCCCGGGCATACGGGGATGACGCCCCTCCGCGCAAGCCGAGGAGCCGAAGAGTCGCCGTCACCGCTCAGTAGGACCCGCAAGCCTCGAGTGCGGCCTTCACGACCTCATACCGCCTGTCGTCGTCCAGCTCGCGGAAGGTCATGAGGGCCGCACGATGCTCCTCTGGGACGTCTTCTCTAGCTTCATGCTCGAGACAAGATAGGATGTGGAATACGAGGTCATCTCCCCACCAGTCAAGAGCTCTCGAGTCTCTCCAGACAATCAAACCATGCCACTCGCTCTCAGCCATGAGCATGGTACATTCATCCGGAGATGTTGAAATCTCGGATGTAGAAACATGATGACACCGCACGAGTGGGTAAAGAAAAACCCGCCAGGGAGGCTGATGCTCAACGACCTGTGGGAATGCCGGAGGCGGAAGGCCGGATCCGTCCGAAAGCGGACGTTCCACTCCTCGCGGAGGCGGGCCTTGTTAGTCTGGAACCAGATGGCTCCGAGCTCCCTGCGACGCTCAGGATTGGATCCACGCCAGCGCTTGGCGTTGGCTTTCCGCTCGTCCCGATAGAAGGAGTCGAGAAGATACCTCTCCTTGAGACGGTCCGATATCGCCTTCGCTTTATCCGGCTTACCACGATAAGCGGCAGTCTGCGCGTCTATGACAGCTTTCCCGTCAGGCGTCGCGTACCTGTCGCGGCGAGTCTCTGAAGCCTTTTTTTCTCGCACAAGCGACAAAGCGGAGAGGCGTACTTCTTGCCGTTCTTGGCGGACTTGCGGAAGTAGAAGTGCTCTTCAGTCAGTGGAAAATCTTTCCCACAAGTACCTTTACACAAACGGTTCTCAGACATACTGAAAATACAGCGAAGCCCCACCAGCTTTCGCCGGCAGGGCTTCAAATGGTCCTAAGACCCGTTGGTTCAGCGAGTGACGATGAGCCTGACGAGACCGCGCGGGTTGTACGCGCCGATTCCGAGGTTCTCGAACATACTGAAACCGATAGTCCTTTCCTCGGGGTTGTCGGCCGAGAGGACCGTCAGCTCCGTGCGGACCGGGATGCGACCGAACTGCTCCGGCTCGCAGCAGACGTACACGACGCCCGCGGGGACGAGACGCGACACGATGAACTGGGCGTTCCAGCCCGTTGCCATCATACCGGTCTTCCAGAGCGTCGCCTGCGACTCGATATCCAGCACGTCACGACCGAACTTGCGGATGTCCGCGTAATCCGTCGCGTTCATGTAGACGCGAGCGACCCTAAGGTCGTGGCGCTCGATCTCGGCGAACGCGTCGGCGAGGATCGCCGGCGAGATGGGCGCTACCACGGGGATGTCGGGGTTCGTCCCGCCCGGAAGCGAGTCGAAGCCGTTCACCGCGATTGCGTCCATGATGCTGAAGACACGGTCGTCTTCTGCAGCCTGGATCTGCGCCTTGCCGAGGTCCTGCATGCGCTTCAGCAGGTCGTACCGGCGCTCCTTGATCTGCGTGAGCGGGGCCTTGGGGAGGGCCGCGATCTCGAAGAGCGGGAAAATCACGCGACGCGGCTTGGCCACGGCGGTGATCGACTCACCCTCCTCACCGATCACGTAGGCGACGACGTCCGGGTCCTTGTCGTAGACCGGCGTGGCGCCGTCCGGCAGCTGCTCGACCAAGAAGGTCTTGCGGCCGACGGAGGAGTAGTCCCTGCGGTCACGCAGGGGCTGGATCATGGAAGCCGCGAGGTGCCGGCGTCCCTGGCTTGTTGCGATGAACTTGTCGACCAACTGCTCCTTGACGGCGTTGTCGACGACTTGAACTCCATATGACATGATCTTAGTCCTTTCCTGTTCCTGCGGCTCAGAAGTAGAGCTCGAGGAACATCTCCGTGGAGTTGGAGTCTGACGGAGAAAGGACGACACCCATGCAGGTGATGTCGTACTCGGCGGCCGCACCGCTCGAGGTAGCACCGCCGACGCTCGTCGCGGTGATCCACTGTGCCTCGTACGAATCCTGCCACCGGTTCGTCAGGAGGCCGTTCACCGAAGCGTAGAGGCGATCTCCGACCGAGTAGATGAGCGCCGTAGAGGCACCGATCTGGATCTGGGTCTCGTAGATCTTGACGCCACACGAGCCGCCACGAAGGAACGGGCCCTTGCCCGATGCCACGCCGGGGGTGTTCTCGTATGCGTTGCCGATCGCATCGTTGATGAAGAGGCCGAGCGGACGCGTCTTCGGAACGTAGACACCGGGGGTTACCTGTGCGGCACCTCCGACGACATTCGAGCCGACGTCCGGCCTGAGGAAGGCGACCGATCCGCCCAGAACGCCACGCTTGACGGTCGAAGGAAGAGTCGTTGACCTGTTTGGAGCCGTTGTGACAAGGCTCGGGTTTGCCTGCGTGAAACCGTCACTCGCGAGACTGGGGATCGAGTCCTTGATCAGCGAGTAAAGGATACGCAGGGCGCTGCTGCTGAGGCGAAAATCGCCATTTGCCTGACCGCCGATGGTTCCCATAATATCTCCAGTCTCTTTCAGATCGTTCAGTTAGCTCAGGTCGCTTTAGTCTGAGAACGTGGGTTCAGTCCGGCTGTGCCGCGATCCCGTCCATTCTTGATTCCAGTTTCCAGGCCTTCCTTCGATCCTATGAGTGTCTGTACCTGTCTATGTCTCTTCTGTGTCTCTTGAGGAGAGACGCCTCCTTTCGGTAGGCATCTCTCCTCGTGCGTTTTCAGGGCCGATCCCAGATCGACTCGAGCTGAGTGTCGATGGTGGCCTTCTTGGATGCCTGAACGGCACCGAGCTTCTTGGCACCCTTGGGTGCAGTGGACGCAGTGCGGACATCATATCCGGTCCGCTGGCTTGCGTTGATCTCGCGCTGAGCCTTGACCTCGGGGTCGTCGTTGAAGAGGTCCTCGAGAGATGCGACAGAGGGATGAGCCGGGCTGGCGTCATCATCGTCGAAAGAGATCCCGGGAGCTGCTCCCGCAGGTGCAGCAGGTGCCATGGGTGCCATGGGTGCAGCAGGTGCTGGCTGGAACAGCTCAGCGAGGTCGCCGTCGCCCTCTCCGATCATGTTAGCGAGCATGGCCTCTTCTTCAGCCGTGAGGCACTCGTCGCCGCCGCCCTGGATCTCCTGCTGGGCCTGCTGCTCAGTCGGGGGATCTTCGCCCCGACCCTCTTCCTGCTCCTGCTGGGCCTGCTGCCCAGTCGGGGGATCTTCGCCCCGACCCTCTTCCTGCTCCTGCTCCTCTTCCTGCTCCTCTTCCTGCTCCTCTTCCTGCTCCTGCTCCTCTTCCTGCGCAACCTTGACGGATGCGACGAGCTTCACGATAGGACGGAGGTGAGAGTCGTTGATCTGGAAGAGGCAACGAGCGAGCTTCTCGACTGTGGCCTCAGTCGCCGAGGATCCGAGGATCCGAGCGGCGAGCTTGGTGCAGGCGACGGCGCGCTTGAACCTGACGTTCTGAGGAAGGGAAGCCGGAGACGATGCATTCATCGCCTTCAGTGTTGCGAGAATCGCCTTGTCCGGCATCGCCATTACGGCGGTAGCAACCTGGCGAACTGCATCGGAGTCCGACCCACCGAGGATAGCTGAAGCGATCTTGGTGGCCGCGGCAACCTTCCGGTCGGAAGCATTCCGGTTATCGTACTTGGCATTGCCCCAAGGCTTCGAACCAGAGCCGTCGAAGTTGCTCTTGTTGAAATCGGGAAGTCCGATCTCATTGCGCTTGACATGTCCGGCCTCGTACTCGGCCTCGACGCGGTCATACGACGCAGGGGTCTCTGCCCATTTGTCG